TGAAGAACAAGCACGTATGGTGTTGCCTTTATGTCACATGACTGAATGGTTCTGGTCTGGTAGTCTTGACGCATTTGCAGATATGTGTATATTAAGATGTGCAGGTGATGCACAAGTAGAAACAAAGATGGTTGCTGACCAGATAAGTGACCACATGGAAAAACTATTTCCAGTATCATGGAAGGAACTAACGAATGAAATTAACTCTTGATGTAGAAAATACTGTAACACACAGGAATGGTAAATTACATCTTGACCCATTTGAACCTGACAATAGTTTGACGTTGGTAGGTATGCTCTGTGAGTCAGGTAAAGAAACTATAGTTACCTTTGACCATTCAGAGATGCAACCTACTGTGTCTGGAAATACTATTGTACAGAAGATGCTAGACGCAGCAACGCTATTGATTATGCACAATGCACCACACGACTTGATGTGGTTGTGGGAGTCAGGTTTTACTTATGACGGTGCTGTGTTTGACACAATGCTTAATGCCTATGTCGTACAGCGTGGACAGAAACAACCCTTGTCTCTTGAAGCTTGTGCTGAACGCTATCAGTTGGACACAAAGAAACAGGACACCCTTAAAGAGTACTTCAAGAAGGGTTACAGCACTAGGGACATTCCCTTTGATGAACTGTCTATGTATTTATCTGCTGACCTACATGCAACACAACAACTTGCAGACAAACTTATGTTGCAGTTAGAAACAAATGACAAGGAACTTGCAAGCACAGCTAAACTCACAGACGAGGTAGCGGTATGCTTGGCACGTATATATCAACGTGGGTTCTCTGTTGATAGAACTGTGCTTGAAGAAGTACGTGTTGAGTTTGAGAAAGAAAGAAAAGAACTTGTTAAGAGTTTAGATAAACAGTGTAGAGAACTTATGGGTGACTTTCCTATTAATCTTAATAGTCCAGAGCAGTTGTCTTGGGTTATATACAGCCGTAAGCCACATGATAAATCTATGTGGGCTAATTTATTTGATGCCTACATGAATCCTACAGATTACAAGAGTACAGTCAGGCAAAACTCTTCTGTTATATATAAGAAGAAAGCAAAGCAGTGTGCTTCTTGCTACGGTAACGGTCAGGTAAGAAAGACAAAGAAGGACGGTAAGCCATTTGTTAAACCTAGCAAGTGCTCTGATTGCTACGGTGTAGGATATATATTTACTGACGTTCCTAATAGTGCAGCAGGATTAAAGTTCAATGCACCAAACTCTAAGTGGATTAGTGCTAACGGTTTTAGTACGAGTAAGGGTAACATAGAACTGCTAGAGGGCATGGCTAAAGCACGTAACATGCCAGACGCTGTTACATTCTTGCGTAATGTACGTAGACTATCCGCTGTGGATACCTACCTGTCAAGTTTTATTGAGGGTATATCTAACTATACAAAGACAGATGGCAAGCTCCATGTAAGACTACTACAACATCGTACCAGTACAGGACGGTTCAGTGGTGCTGATCCTAACATGCAGAACATGCCTAGAGGTGGTACATTTCCTGTGAAGAAGGTATTTGTGTCAAGGTGGAAAGACGGACAGATAATGGAAGCTGACTTTGCACAGCTAGAGTTTAGAGTTGCTGCATTCTTAGGACAAGACAAGATAGCCATGAAGGAAGTGTCCACAGGCTTTGATGTACATGCCTACACAGCTAAAGTGATTACGGAAGGTGGTCAGCCTACGTCCAGACAGGAAGCCAAGGCTCACACATTTGCTCCATTGTACGGTGCGAGTGGGTATGGCAGGACACCTGCTGAAGCCAAGTACTATGAGCAGTTTACTAAAAAGTACAGTGGTATAGCAGAGTGGCATGGTAGGCTTGCTACAGAGGCACTCAACACTGGTAAGATATGTACACCGTCAGGCAGGGAGTTTGCATTTCCTGATGTAATGAGAAGACGCAACGGCACAGTGTCGCACTTCACACAAATAAAAAACTATCCTGTGCAGTCGTTTGCTACGGCAGACATCGTGCCTATATCACTACTACACATAGATAAGTTATTGAAAGACTTAAACAGTTGCATAGTAAATACAGTACATGATTCCATAGTTGTGGATGTACACCCAGATGAGGTTAGTCAAGTGATTGATATAGTTAATCAAACAAATGATGCACTCAAAAATCTTATTGATAATCAATGGGATATAGACTTTAACGTACCGCTAATGTTAGAGGCAAAAATAGGTAATAATTGGCTTGACACTAAAGATGTTATATGATATAACTACAAATCTGAATTATACACAAGGAGAAAATATACATGATAAATGATCTAATGACTATCGATACAAATGACTACGACACAATGGCTAAAGCTATGGGCATTGCAAATGAAAGACCTGCTACTGCAAGCAAACAAAGTAATCTTGCAAGAGTAAAGATACAGCATACACCTCTCATGGGTAAGACAGAAGTGAAAGGTAAAGAGGTTAATGTGGAAGTAGTAGAAGGTGGAACGTACAAGGTAGAGATACCCAGTGGTGCGTCTTACTACGGAACAGGTGCTACCATACGACCCTTCATGCAGCGGTTTATGTATAAGAAGTACGTCATGGGTACTGGTGGGGCTAAGAATAGATTTGTTAAAACCGTTATGGCTGACAATCTCAACATTGATCTGAAGGACAACGACGGTACATTTAACTGTGGTAAGCCCTCTGGTTGGATAGATGACTTCAACTCACTACCACAGAAGACTAAGGACTTGATAAAAGCTGTCAAGCGTGTGCGTGTGGTGTTTGGTAACATTACTCTGACTAATCCTACAGACGATCAGGGCAATGCTATAGCTGACGGTGTTAAGGACGTTCCTTTTATATGGGAGATTGATAACAGAGATGCCTTCAAGAGTATAGGCAAATGTTTTACTGATCTAGCAAAGTCAAAGAGACTGCCTGTACAGCACACAATAACACTGGACACTATATCAAATAAGATGAACAATGGCAGTGTCTTCTTCACTCCTGCCCCTACACTGGACTTGACTAAACCTGTGGACATATCTTCTACAGATCAAGAAATGTTTGGTAATCTTATGTCGTGGGTTGAGAATTACAATACGTATATTCTTAGCACGTGGTCAGAGAATATAGGCAAGCATGAGACTGTTGACAAGCAGACAGTTGAAGACTTTATTGACATTGACACAGACGAGATACCACAATGAAACATAAAGCTGAATTAGCTATCCATCAGTACATGTCTGATGCTGCAAATGGAAAGTCCTCTATCTCAGAGGACACCATTAAGCAGGTAGGACAAGACGTAATGGACGCAATGAAACGTCAGTTTGGCGGTGGTAATAAAAGGGATAAGTTTAGATTACGTATGTCCAACATAGGTAGACCAAGCTGCCAACTCTGGTTTGAAAAACATCAGCCAGAGAAGGCACTCCCTAAACCCACTACTTTTTTAATGAACATGATGCTTGGGGATATAGTTGAAGCTGTATTCAAGGGTGTCCTTAAAGAGGCAGGAGTACACTATGAAGATTCAGAACAGGTTACACTTGACTTGGGAGAAGATCGTATTAATGGAACATATGATTTGGTTGTTGACGGTGCTGTTGATGATATTAAGTCAGCATCCGATTGGTCATACCGTAATAAATTTGATTCTTACGACACACTAAACAGCGGTGATTCTTTTGGCTACGTAGCACAACTTGCAGGGTATGCCAAGGCAGCTAACAAAAAAGCAGGTGGTTGGTGGGTAGTCAACAAGGCAAACGGAGACTTCAAGTATGTACCTGCTGACAATATAAATGTTGACGATGAAATAGGAAAGATAAAAAAAACAGTTGACACAGTAAATAAAGATGTCTTTAACAGATGCTTTGAGCCAGAAGAAGAACACTTTAGGGGCAAACCTACAGGTAACACTGTACTAAACAGTGGATGTAGATTCTGTTCTTACAGAGAAACGTGTTGGGATTTAACAGAGCGTCCTGCTGTTAAGTCGCAAGCTAAATCACCTAAGATGGTGTCCTACATAACTATGGCAGAGGAATACGCATAGTGGACGCTAAACAATTTATAGCAGCACGTAAGTATGGCTATCGTAGTGGACTAGAGTTAAAGACAGCCCAGTACCTAGAGTCTATGTCTGCATCGTACAGATATGAAAAAGTAAAAATAGAATGGGAAGACTTAACTTATAGAACCTACACACCAGACTTTGTGTTGCAAAATGGTATCATTATAGAGACAAAGGGTATGTTTACATCGGCAGATAGAAAGAAACATTTGGCTATACAAAAACAACACCCTACGTTAGATATACGATTTGTATTTGAGAACAGTAAACGTAAGTTAAGCAAGGGAGCAAAGAGTAGATACTATCAGTGGTGTAACAAGTATGACTTTGATTACTATGACAGGGTAATACCCGAAGAGTGGTTGAAGGAAAAAGGAAAAGATAAACACCCTACGTTTATAAAATTTAATTGGCAGAAAATTAAAAGGAGATATAAATGATGGATGAAAAAATAGTATTAGATTTTGAAGATGAAGACTTT